TTACCACCAATAACTATCGGATCTGGATCTGGATTTGTATTATCTCCAACAAATAATCTTCCACCTTTATTTCCTTGTGTTCCATTTGCAATCGTAACCGCAAGTTCACCGTAGTTTATAGTTGACGGAGCAGCATTGCCAGTCGATCTTTTTACTCGTATTATGCTGGCCATTTAAAAACTTCCCCCATTAATGTTTAAATTTTGTGATGCTCCTGGTGTTAATTCCAACGTTGCTTCAAATTTACTCGTTGCTGCATTAAAGACTAATACCATTCCATCTTGTAGACCAGCAGATATATCAACATCCGATAATCCACCTAAAGTTTGTCCACCACCAGATATTGTGGATATAACTTTATTAGCGTTTCTTGAACCGACTCTGACTTTAATATCAGCCATATTAATTAACCTGTAGTAACTCCAGCAGTAACAATTGCACTCCCACTAACGATTCTTGTTTTTAACGAACCATCATTTAATAACACATCATAACTGTATCTACCTGCCTTTAAGGTAGATGTAATTGACGATCCTAAAGCAATCTTTAATTCGCCTTGTGTTCTATTTGGAAAAGAAACTGCAAATGTTGCCTTATCGTTTAAAGAAGCAGGATGTTTCTTTAATTTTGAGGTGGCTGTAAAACCAGTCAAATCTAAAGGTGCATTTGATGAACTTTCTAAATTGAAAACTTGGTCAAAGTCAGCACCAGCATCAATTACTATGTTACTAATATATGCTGCCATTATTTAACTAATTAGAATCTATCTTGGAATATTTATAAATCATTTATCCATAATATTTTTGAGAAGAGTTTTTATCTCATCCATGTCCTGTTTTAAAGAATTCAAATCACTACGCATATTATCAAATTTCATCTTTTCCTCATGTTTTTTTCGAGAAAGTTCTATGAATTTATCGAATTCATTTTTATTCTGATTAATAATCGCATGAGAATCCATATCTCTAACAAGAGAAATATCAGATTCAACTTTTAAATATTTTTCCATTATTGAATGTCAAAGGATCTAAGTGCAATTGCTCTAAAGTTTTTAATTCTAGGTGGTTTTGCTTGATTAGTTGATGTCATGACGACTTTAATCATAAATCCATTAAATTGTGCAGTGTTTTCAGCACTAAACTTATACTCACTAAAAGTCTTACTATTTTTATTTGGATTTACAGTTTTATCTGGAGAACCATTAGTATTAAATGGTATGTAAGTTGTATGAGTAGTATCACCATCATCCCTCATCAATTTATAGAATACTCTAATATCTCCTTGTTCCTCTCTATGTCCATCAAATTGAACTAATAATGAATTTGAAACAAATTCCAAATTAATCATTTTTGTTTCATAAATTGCTGTATTAGGATCATAACCAGGAATTTTTGGCCCACTAGCAGTTTCAAAATCATCAACTTTATTATCAACAAGGTTACTTATTAGTATGGCATTTGGATTTTCCAAATCAACTACTGGAGAAACATCACTGTTGTTAGTTGTTAGTGTTAGTTCTAAAGCAAATGATTTATTATTGCCAAGTATATTATATTCATTAGTTTTTGAGGCTATTATTCTAGGACTATCAAGATAATTCAATTTATTTAAAGAAACATTTTCATAACCAAGATCATTAAATGAAGCTTCATTTCCACTTAAACTTGTTCCAGATGTTGTTTTAATTCTAGCAGATACATTTGTTCCAGTAGGTGTAATTGAAGTTATTTGTGGATCAATTACTTCAAAAGGAATATTTTGAGAGACATGAACTGCACTACCACCACCTGTTTTTGTTGTTTTAAATGTTGGTTGTGTTGAAGCAGTAGAAACTTTTACAAAATAACTATCAAATGTTTTTTCTTTAGAATCAATATCATGTTCTTTGTTAATTTTTCTTAGTGAAATACCATTAAATTCATACTTAAACACCGATATAGTTGCACTGTGATTTGATTTTAAACTAGAATCAATACTTCTAGTAATATTTGTTAAATTATTTCCAGAAACACCTTTATATTCAATTATCTCTTTATCAATTAAAACATAACCAGGAAAAGATGCACTAACTGTTTTTCCTTCAAATGTTTCAAAATTAGATCCAGAGGAAACAGTTATTAGAGTGCTATCATCATCTATGTTCTGATTTAATACGGCTGGACTTCCATCTGGATGGAAATTTGCAACTTTAACTTTGTTTGTGCTTGCATGCATTCCATGATTTTTGTGATCAAATTTAAGAGTATATCCATCTCTTATAGGATCTGGATTAACCGAAGTAATTTCACTGTTTAATAAAGTTGTTGTTGTACCAGCACCAGTAAAATGAACCATATCTGTAGTTGCAACAAAATTATTGTTAACTTCATCTAAAACAATTAAGTCTGTTCCACCAATTGACACATGAGATGTAACCACTGCTCTGACTCCAGATCCAGTTGCACCAAGTGAGTTCATAAGTAACAAGTCACCAGGTGCATATCCTGATCCACCACTCTGAATATTAACATTACCAGCAGTTACCGCATTACTAGCAACTGTCACATTTGCAGTTAAACCTGAACCATCTCCAGTTAATGATGTAAATCCAATGCCAGTAAATGCTCCATCTGTCAATCCGATACCAGTATTTGATATTATAGTTAACTTACTGGCTCCTGTTTTCACTGGCCCACCAGTTTTAAATATTCTTCCTGTATGAACTACTCCACTAACTGTTTGTTGAATCTCATCACCTGGTGTAAGAGTCATTTCAGTTGCTATTCCTAGTTTAACATTAACTCTTTTTGAAAATCCAACAACTGGATTAACTTTTTTAATTTTACCTAGAGGTAATTCACTATTATAAAGTAAGACACTTGATGGTGTATTTGCAACAAAGTTTGCTTTGTTGAGTTTGAATTTAAGATCCTCATACTGACTTGGAGTCCAAGTTCGATTATTTTGTGATTTGAACAGTGAACCTAAAGTTGGTTGAGTGCTATTTAATCCTTGAGTTATTAAATCACTTTCACCCATTCTGTTAATAAATGTCAAGTATGCAAGTGTTTTAGTTGATAATAATACCATTGCATATTCATATCCACCTTGCAAATACACTGGTGAGTTAAAAGAAAATGGAGTTGCAATACTACCATCCTCAGATAATTGTACATCTTCTGCCTTTATTTTAGTTTCACCAAATGGAACAACTGTTTTAGTTGGTGCTCCATCTCTCATAGTTCTTATTTGAACGGTTACTGGAAGTTCTTCATCCTTTGTTTTGAAAAATAACTCTCCACTAGTAATAAAGATACCATTTGGATAAATGTCTGCATCTACAAAGAATGATTGTGCTAAAGGATCGCCACCACCACCAAATCGTCTAACTCTAACATCTACATCTATGTCAGTTACAACTTCAGTTCTCTCTCTATTAAATGTTCTGGTTACTTCTTCAGTTCCAACTTGAACTCTTTCAATTTGAGGTGTTTTAATTGATAGTGTTTGTTCTTGTGTGTTTGTTTGATATCCACTTGCTAAGTATTCCGCTTCTGCAGAACTAGAACCAGGATCTAATATAGAAGCATTAGTTGCACTTGTTGTTACTCTAATTGTATTGCTTCCAGTGGTAAATAGAGGATTACCAATAACTTTTGGATCTGGAATATGTAATGAGAATATTAAATCTCCCTTCTCATCACTATAAAGTGCTAGATCACCAACAGTTGCTTCTGCAGTTCCAGACTCATTAACAAGTGACATTCCTTTTCTGACCCATCCAATATTTTCAATATTATTTTCTGAAGCCAAGTCAGCAGTATCAATATTTAAGATTTCACTTGTACTTGAATATGCAGTGGGTACATCTACTTCACCAATATTTGGTAATATACATCTTCTAATAGTTTCTGTTGCATTATTAAAAGTTCCTAATTTATGATTTGGTGATGCTACTCTAAATTTAATGCTAGCTGATCCAGTTGTTTCTGCGTTGGAACTTTGAACTATATTATTGACCGCAAAAGTTCCCCTATTCATTATAATTGGAAGGTATTTTGGAACTGCATATTGAGTCAAATCAGTATTTTCCATGAATACATAATATCTTGTATTTGGTTTTACTCTTTTTGCAGTTACTTCAACGTTTCTTGATCTTACATTGTAAAGAACATCAATACCAACAACTTTAGTTCCTAAATCAACAACCTCTTGACCAGCTGATAACTCTAAACCAAATTCTCTTTCAATACCAGTTTCTTCAAATGTTTGTTGAATTGTATTTTGAATATCAGTAGTAACAGTTGTGGTAGTTGTTTCTATTCTTGTACCACCTTGCCATCTATTTGTTATATCAACATTTCGATCTCTTCCAATAACATCTCTATCAATAATTTCTTCATCAACAAGTGTTGCACTATCTCTACCATTCCAAGTTGTTTCATGAGAATTCCAGAAACTAGATGCCATTCCACCATTTTCACGATCTTCAACTCCTAATAGTTGTGATATTGCATCAAATGTAGAATCTATCTCAATATTTTGAGGAGCCAAAGGAATTTCTTCTATCCAGAAGTCAGAACTAGGAAATAATTCAATTGATCCAACAAAAACATCAACAAGAAACGGATTTAAATTTTCAACTCTGGTAGCATTTTTTTGATCTATGAATACTTCTTCACTATAGTTTAAAGTTAGCGAAGCTCCACCCCTAACAATATTTGAATCACTAAAATCACCAGCAAACTTGTAGTCTGCAGTAGTTGGACTTGATTGAGTGGTGACAGTTTCAAATACTAATCCAACATTTCTTTCCGTTGATCTTGGTCTACATTCACTATTTTCAATATCAATATCAAATTTAGATTCCCCAGTTAAGTTGTGAGAACTATGATTTCTAAAATTATCTACAAAGAAACCAGATTTAAATTTATCTAATCCAGTATTTGGATCTTTAACTGATAAATTTTTAGTATCAGTTTCCAATAATGATAGCGTTGTATAATTCTCTAAATTTTTAATTCTATTTTCAAGACCACCAATGTCTCTCATAGTATATCTTTTATGAGGAACTTTTTTAGTCACTACTTCAGAAGCATGACGAACATAGGGAGGATATTTAATTGTTGCTACCTGAAAAGCACCTTGATTATGCACTGGTGCTTTTGGAACTCTTGATGGTATTCCTTCTTTTATATCAAAAACACCATCTTTAGTTAAATATAATCTATCTACTCTTCCTTGATAATAAGAATAATCAACAACAACTGATTTACCTGAAACTACATTATCAGAATTGGATAAACTAAAGTTTCTAGATGTATTTACAAATGGTGATGCACTACTACCAGCTCTATCAAATTGAGCAACTCTTGGTCTAAAATCAAGATAATCTGAGGCCCAACTATCAAACACATATGGTATATCTTTCGAATAATTAAGGGTATTATAACTATTCACTGTTTCTACATTCCCAGATGTTTCGTCATTTAAAAGATGGTCAAATATAATTCTCAATTGACGAGTTGGTTTTTCTGAATCAACTTTTCTTATGAGTCTAGAAAAATCTGCAAATTCCATTCTTTGACCATTATCTAAATCATAATTTCTAAGTATATTTCTATCACCAGGTGTTACTCCAGTTATCGTAGCAAAGATGCCAGAGGTCTTCAGAGAGATGTTTTCACCAACTTCGAAGACATTTTCGTTTTCATAAACAAAAGACAACTGAGTCGCTTGTACCACCACTACACGAGCAACTGCACCTGATGTTCCACCAATAAACTGCTCACCAACAACAACATTATTAGTAAAAGTGTCAGTTTGATTTGTAACACTAATTAGTGGTAAATCTGGTTCATTATTATCATTTGATTCAAGAACTGCTAAAACACGAGTTACTTCTGGAACGTCTAATGACAATTCCTTATCTTGAACTCTTGTTCCATAAACTGTGCTTGTAGATAATCCATCTATTGTTGTTCCTGAACCAACTGATTCTGATCTATCTACAATTAAATTACTACATCTAACTAAAGATTTTTCTTTTGATTCTAATTTACTTCTTCTAATTGCAACTAAAAGTTTTGCAGTTCTATTAGTATGAGTTCCAGACAAACCAGAGATTGTAACTTGTTTTAATCCCGAATCAACATTTACCATTGGTTCTAGAAGTTTTTCCACTACATTATCAAGTTCTAAAACATAATTTGATGTATTGAATGGTTCAAAGAAAAGATTAGAAGTGTCACCAGTGGTAATGTCACTGATATTAAATGTTACTGAATTATTAGTAAAAGTTTTACTTATCTTTTTTCTGATGATATAAGAACTATCTAAAACGTTCATTGATGAAATATATCTATCTGCTAATTTTACTCTAAAACCAGGATCCTCTGTTTCGTTTAAAGTTGGAATAAGAACCTTTAAATCAGTTGGTGTATTTGCTAGAATATCACCATTACATACTCCAGATACTGTTGCAACTCCCACACATGTGAAATTAGCACCATTTGTGTCAATTGCATTTACTTGTAAAAAACGAGGAACACCTGTATCAGAGGCAGCACTGTAACTAACAATATCACCAATTTTTACAACTGATCTAAAATCTTGAACTGCAGGCCCAGAAATAACTCCATTTGAAGCAACATTAAATTCTGCTGCTACTTTAAATAATTCCTTTTCACGATCCAAAACTGTATTTGCAGCAAATGTCGTGCTACCAGTTCCTAATCCGTCAAAACTATGAACTGCTTTAATGTCCTCGAAAGTGTTATCTTCTATTGCAGATACACTATTACCCTCAGTAATACCATTAATAATTAATGGTTCATTGAGTTGAAACTCTCCTGTAACATCAGAAAGAACTAACACAGTTGTGTTGGTTATTGTAGATACTGAATATCCAACTGCTCCACTATATTTTCCTTCTACACGAGTATAAGAACCATAACTAGCGTCAATATTTTTTGCAAGTGTGAGACGTGTATAAAGTTGAACATCGTAAATTGATAGATTATAAGTTGTAACCGCTACTCCTGTAGCAGTTGTTTGTTTATAATCATAAACTTTTGCAGTTCCAACTCTATCATCTACATCAAATGCTCCATTAGCAGCAGCCTTTTCTTCCGTTAGTCGATTACGTAAAAACTGAACTTGTTTAGTGGTATTATTTGAAAAATCAATTTCTGGTGAGCCAACAATATTTGTTACGTTCAAAGATTTACCCATTCTAATTGGGACACTTTGATTTTCGACTAATTTGGTTGTTCTTGGTTTTAAAACATCAATAGATGATGTGGATATTTTATCTACCTCGTAACCTCTTACATATGCCTTTCCTGAAGAAATTTGCAAACTAATTATATCATCGGCAGGTGTATTTCCATTTTGAGTTTGTTGAGTATCAAAATATATTCCCCTATTGTTAACTCTATCATTTAAAGATTCTCTAACATCTATGGAAAATGGTTTGATATAATAATCTCCTGATTCATCATAAGTTCTTCTTGCTAACTCTTCTGCAAAAATATTATAATCTGTTTTAGTTACTATTTCTTTTACAATACCATTTTCTACTCTTAATAATTCAACAAAATCATCATCATTAGTATCTGTTATGAGTTTTCTATGTAAAGTTACAGATAATTTAAATCTATCTGCACCTGGTGCGGATTCGTTTGAAAATCCTTTTGCATTATCATATAAATCAGAATTAACAGATGAAGGCCCTATTGTTTCTTCTTTTAGTAAAAATCCAACTCGATAACTAGGAGTATTTGTGTATTGATCTAATATAACAGTTGAAGAAACATTTTTTACAAAAAATCCACGAATAAAGAAAACACCTTCACTCACAGAAAATGCAGATCCAATTGATGTTGCATCAGAAACTATGCACCTTGCAAATTGACTGTTTTCTACAATACTTGTATTTAAATAATTAAAGGTAGAGAGAGTTATTAAGTTTTCACCATCTAAAAAAGTACTAGTGCTTCCATCTGTTCCAGATTTATTATATTTTACATACAGAGTATCAAATCCATCAATTGATTCTGAGGATGTTAGTCTATTAATTACTGTTGCTTCTACTCCTGATATTTCTCCTTTAATTTTTATATTTGCATCTGCTATAATTTTTGTATAATTACTAACTGGAATATTTAAAAAGTTAGGATCTATTTT